AAATTACTAACACCAAAAAAATATAATGAATACATGAATAGAGCATGGTTGATAAAAGATATATTCAATATTTCATTGAAACAAGTATTGTCTGAAAATTTTCCTTTAAAATTGATAAACTTAGATAGAAACTCTGCTAAAGAATATGATAGTGATGTTGATGAGTTTCAATTTTTATTAACTTCCTTAGTTGGTGCTGCTAAATCTGGTTCTCTTTCTGATTTTGAGAACTTTATTAAAAAAACTATTGATTTAAAACCAGTTATATTTTCTGCCAACGATAGATTGGAAGTTAAGTATAAATTAAATATCAAAAATCTTAACTTTAATGAAGTCAAGTCGTATGATTATACAATGTGGACTAATTTTGGTCGGGGTCAACATTCTGTTTATTTTTCTCAAGCAGGTAGTGGATCTGCGTCTGGAGAGGGAGGAATAACACTTACATATTTTAAAGATTTGGTTAAAGACATTCCAAAATTAAGAACCTTTCTAACATATATGAAACTAAAGAGAAAGGAATATTTTGATGCAGCATGTAAAAAGTATGGTGTAAATTTTAGTGACTCTAAACTGGGAGATTCTTCACTATCAGATGTAAAATATAATTCTACTCTTTATACATCAAATGATTTTAAAAAGTTAGTTCATGTTTTATTGACTGATACAAGTTATGAAAAAATAGATGATGTAATTACACCTGTCAGATATAAAAAGATTGTAGGACAAATAGTTATTGATAATTTTATAGGAACAGAAGGTAGGGGAGAGAAAAAAAGAAATATCATAAAGCAAATTTCAATCCCATTGCACAATAAATCTTTAGAAAGAGTTAAATGCTTGGAAGATTTTTTCTCATCATATGTTAATTTCTTATCAAATAATAATAATTCGATGGGGACATATTTTGGTGTTTCTGAATCATATAAGAAAGCTTTAAAATCTAATACTAAAAGAATGGAAGAAGCATATGGTAAAAAATACAATGATCTTATCTTAGAAAGATTGGTAACAAAAATAGTTAAGGAAGAAGAAAAGAAGAATAAAACAAATCGTAATATGTTATTCTTCACAAAGGAAGGTAAAATATCTGAACAAAAGATAAAACAACAACTAAAAAATAATAGAGAGCTTGCTGCTGCATATGAAGCAAGATTCAAATTATTAGATAGGGAGATGAAGAAGTTTGCATCAGAAGCTTTAAAATATAAAAAGTCAGAAAATAAACACATTGAAGAGAGTTTTAAAAAATCATTTGCACTTCTTGCAAATGCAGAATTTGGATATATGTATTCAGAATATGCTGATAAAATTAATGAATTGGTGAAAAAACAAGTATTATTGTCATTATATGCTGCTGCAAGTGGTAGAGGATATATTATATTTGAAGGCAAAAAATTTGAAATGGAAGATTACTTTGATAAAGATGTAAAATCTGCTCCTTATCTTAAAGTTGGCATGTGACGCATATTAAACTGTCCACTCCAAACAGAATTTCTGCAAAAATCTGCTACAATAAATTTTTATTCATCTAATAATCATGATTAAAGATTTCAAAGTTGATCTTGATGAAAGAGAAATCAACACTATTTTGTATGCTCTGAGTTGTCTTTCGGAATCAACGCAAGAATGGACTGCATCAAATGATAAGTATTCATACTCTGTTTGGTTGAAGGAAAAGTTTGAAGAGATTATTGCAGATTGATAATTTCAAAACTGGCACATGTACCTTGACTTTCTGGTCAGGGTGCTTTATATTATATTCATCAACACGGAAACCACTTGACCATCTCCCTTCGTCCCCACCAACAACGTGCTCTGGATGCCTTGCTGGAACATGTCAAGGGTCAAGTAGTCATTCCTACTGGAGGCGGCAAGACCCTTGTGACCATCATGGATGCAAAAAGGCAATTTGATAATGCCGATGCACCTAAAACTATTGTTGTAGTTGTTGCTCCGCGTATTCTACTTGCAGAGCAACTTTGTTCTGAGTTCCTTGAGCATATTGATAATGTTGCTGTAATGCACGTTCACAGTGGTGATACTAAGCATTTCAGCAGCACCAAACCTAACATCATTCACAACTGGTCTGCAAGAGCATACAGTAAGCAACTGATCTTTACCACATATCATTCCCTGCATCGTATTAAAGAAGCAGGTCTAAATGTTCACACTATTCATTTTGATGAAAGTCACAACTCAGTCCAGAAAAGTTTCTTTCCTGCCACAGAGTATTTCTCTGCTAATGCTAACCGCTGCTATTTCCACACTGCTACTCCCGTTCATTCTGCGGTTGCTAACAAACCTGGAATGAACGATGGTGAAGTTTATGGTGATGTAATCTGCAAAGTTCCTGCACCCGAACTTGTTAGTGGTGGTTTTATTGTTCCTCCCAAGGTATCTGTAAGGCAGATTGATATTGCTTGCTCTAACGCCTTTGAGAGGGACTGTAAGCACCTTCTAGACACAATTGATGGTGAAGGTATCTCCAAGGGTCTTATTTGTGCAAAGTCCACTAAAATGATTGTTGGTCTTGTTTCTAACACCAGTTTTGTGGAAGAAATGAAAGAGCGTGATTATTCTGTGCTCTACATCACATCTAAGACTGGTGCAATGATTGATGGCAAGAAAGTAAAGCGTGATGTGTTCTTCAAGACTCTAAACGCTTGGGGTAAAGACAACAGCAAAAAGTTTATTGTTCTTCACCATAGCATCATTTCTGAAGGTATCAACGTTAGTGGATTGGAGGCAGTTATTTTTATGAGGAATATGAATTACATTGGTATTCTTCAAAGCGTTGGACGTACACTGCGTCTACATCTTGAAGATGCTCAAGGTATGCAAAATGGTACTATTCCTGCTGGACAGTATCATCTTTATCGCAAACCATTTGGTAAAGTTGTGATTCCTGCTCATGATAAGGTTGGGATCACAACTGCTAAAAAGATTCAAAATGCACTTGACATTGTATTTCAACAAGGTGAGGTGTGTGAAACTATTATTAAACGATGATACTGTGTAATGTCAGGATTTACTGTAGGAAAGTGGGAATATGATACATTATATGCTGCTGTTCCTTTAATAGGAAGCACATCTAAACTTGTAATCATATACCAAGGCAAACAAATAAAGGTGTGTAGAAATGAACAATCTGCACGAAACTTTATTGAAAAGCATAGAAAATCAAAATCAAAGGGCATTCTGCCAGTTGATTAACTGTCCACTCACCATTCTACTGCCGCAGTAGAATGGTATTATTAAAAGGTCAAAACACAAAGCACATGGCAAAAGTCGTTTTCAACAACTGTATTGGTGGTTTTGCATTATCAAACGAAGCACTTTATCGTATGGTGCAAGTTGGTTCTGCATATGTTAAACCAAACCCTGATTTTGAAGCAATCAATGAGTATGGTGATGGAACTACTGTCAAGTGGTGGGAAGACAAGTATATCTACGATTGGGATCTTCCCCGCCATGATGATATTCTAGTGAAAGTAGTTTCTGAACTGGGTGATCGTGCAAGCGGTCCAAACGCATCGCTTAAACTTGCTGATGTAGTCTCTCAGTATATTATTATGGACACTCGGGGTATGGAGCAAGTTATCCAACCTCAAGAGATCCAATGGCAAACCGCATCTAACCGTTTCTGATTATGACCTACACATTTAACGGTGGCATTCAAACTGGTACAGTTGCAACTGATGCCCGTGCCCGTAAACTTGATGAGCAATGTAAGCATGTGAAGAATACTGTTCTTCCTATTATTTCTGCGGTCTATCCTGGTGTAACCATGCAGAAGAAACTTACTAAAGAACAGATTCCTGGTGGCAAAGGTGCTTGCTTACCTGATGGTGGTCTATGGTTCTATAAAGCTAAACTAATCGCAGCGTTTGAAGGTAAGAAACAGCAGGATCTTGGAAATGCTATTGAACGTTGGTTTAAGAACAACTATATTTGCCGCAAGATCAATCCATTTGTGAGTTATGTCACTTTCTGTACTGGTGAAGGTGCATATTCTGATGGTACTATTGGTAAGACACTGAATGTTGCTCATCTTGAAGGAGTGAATCAGTACAATCCTGGAGATAACTCTGTGTTTTTCAATACGGATTGCTTCACAAGGGAGTTCATTTCTGATACAATGCTAGAAGTGCTCTCTGAGCGTATTCAATCAACGGATCTCTCTTAATCAAACCTCTATTCCCTCAAACTAAAATGATCAACGTTAATGAAATTGCCCGCCAAATCAAGTGCGGAGAGTATCCCCGTGAAGAAGTTGATGTTACTCAGTTTTTCCATAAACTAAACGATAATGAATACGCCCCCAATCGTGATAAGCGTATTCAAGTTAGAAATATTGATCGTGATATTGATTTTATTGATCGTGTAGTTAATAAGATTCAAGTTTCTGGTGATACCAGTGGACTTGAAGATCTTACTTGTGTATATTTTCCAGATGAGAATGATACTAAACTTCTCAACGGAAACCATACTGCTGAGATTGAAATAAAATCAGATATTTTCAAATCTAATGCTTGCATTGTCAACTTTGACACTCAGTTGGGTGGAAAGATGTCCAATGCTATTCGACTTGGCAACCTTCTGAATAAGCAAGATGTTGAAAAAGTTGCTGTTAAGAGCAGCGATGTGAAGAAAGAGTTGTTTCAGTTGATGGAAGAACGGGAACAAGATGGTCTTGACCCTAAACCAACTGATGATATTCTTGATGAGTTTGCTGAAACTTATCCTCATGTAAATCGTCAAACTCTTGGTCAATGGATCTCCCATACTTCCTCTGGTGGAAGAGCAAAACCAATGCGTACTTACACTAATGGAGAACTTGCTAATCAGCGTATAAATTTTGAGAATCTTGAAGATTACAAAGAGTATGCTATTCTTGAACCAAGAACTCTAAACTCTTGGAATCAAACTGCTGTTGCAATGATTTTCAACGAATGTGAGCAACAGAATAAAAGAAGTGCTTTGGTAATCTTCTATTGCTCAACTATTGAACAAGTCCGTCAGTTGAAAGAAACTGATATTAAAGATAATATCAAGAAACATTATGCTAAACTGAGTGAGTATTATGGTCTAACGATCAAAACTGTTTTTCTACGTTACGAATGAAACCTCTCTTTATCTGGGCAGGTGGCAAAACACGGGTGCTAAAACATTATGCACCTTTTATGCCATCTGCACCATTCTCAACATATTATGAACCATTCTTTGGTGGTGGTGCAATGTTTGTCCATGTGATGAACACCTACAAACCAAAGAATGTTGTTATCAATGACATCAATCATGATGTGATGAACATCTATCGTTCGATTCGTAATGATTATGATGAATTCATTGGTAGAGTTGATAGTTTAGAATCTCAATATATTCCACTGAACAAAGATGATCGCAAAAAGTTCTACTTTGATGTGAGACATCTTCATGCTTGGAACTATCAAGAATGGAGCAAACCATTTGAGGCAGCAACATTATATTTTCTGATGAAGACTGGATTCAATGGTATCTACCAACTCAATAAAAATACAAATGGTAGATATGGAACTCCATCTGGTTTGTTGAATCAAACTAATAGCATTTATGATCGATCTATTATGCTTTGGTGGAAACAAGCGTTGCAAAGTGTAGACATTCGCTCTGGTGATTGGAAAAATGCTGTAACTGATGATCCTAACGGTTTCTTTTTCTTTGATCCACCCTATCGTGATAGTTTCGCAGATTATGGCAATGGATTTGATGAGCAGGCACTGCTAGACCTTATAGACTTTGCCGATTCACAAAAATCAGTTTTTGTTGCTAACCGTGCAGATGATAACTGGTTTGATGATAAAGCAAAGTCATTGAGTGTTCATTACTTCAATATCACATACACTGCTGGACGTAGGAAGAAAACGACCACAGGATATGCTGCAAAGAAAGCGCGTGAAATCCTACTTTACAAACCTTGACAGGTTTGTTTTTCTATACTAATCTACCTCTGTTGTCCAAATACATTATGTTCGACATCAAACAAGTCAATCTTGAAGAGTTTTTTGGTTGTGTAGATGCAACTAACACAACGCAGATGAAATCTAATGCTTTCAAGACTTTTCGTACATGGTTGCAAGAAAAATCATTTGCTAAATGGAGTAATAATCAACTGACATATGTTGGTGATTACACTGATGGTACAGATTTCACATCGAATGATGGTGTTCGGTATGAAATGAAAGGTGCTCTCGGTATGTTCAACAAGAATGGATCTACTAAAAGCATTATTCTCAAGAACTTTCAATCTGAGAACAAAGTAATCGAAAAGACGTTTGATTACATGCTGCTAGTTGATACTAAGAACATGTCTATCGCATCAGTTGATTGGGAAACTGTAGAGCAGCGTATTTACTATACTCCCAAATCACCAACAGCAAAAGTAAAGTTTCTTCCTGGTGATTTTACTGTGCTGGCAGAAGATATTAAACCAGCAACTAAATCTATCAGTGCAAGCGAGATTCTAGACAAGGTTGAGGTGATTCTGTAATGGCAACTTGGGAAGGTGAAGCATGGTTAGGATCTGCATCTGGAAGACAAAAAGTTAGAGTTCAGTCTAATACTTTCCAAGGGGCAAAAGAGCAAATCGAGCAAATCTATGGATCTACAGATGTTTGGAATCTAAGAGAAGTTCGATCATCCTCCAGTTCTAGTTCTTCCGAGGGTGTTTTTTCACTATTAGTTGTATTATTTGCCATTAGTTTGATTGTTCAATTTTGGCATATTGCTATGTGGATAATCCTAGGTCTGCTTATTCTTGGGGTTGTTGGTTACATCTTTGGTGATGACTAATAATACTCTGCGACAGTCCCAGAAGCGTCTACAAGGCGCTTCTAACCCACCTCTCCACCCTTATACTATAGAAGTCAACAACACACCTCTGAGCATGTCTGACGCTTATTTGGATGAAGTTCAAGTCGAAGAAATGTACGATGATTATGCTCCCACAGATGAAGATTGGGAGTCTAATCCTTTCCTTGATGTTGATGCTGAACTGGAAGCATTTTCTCTTCAGTGTGCATTTGGACCCGAAGAGTATTGATTATGCTTTCAGCATTAACTAAAGGTTGTGACAGCAGACGCACTGTCCTTCACCGCCCAACAGATCCGCCGATAGGGTCTAGACTTACTTCAGTTCAAACAACCGCAAATCACCATGACCAAGCAACAGTCTCTCCAGTCTGCTCGTAACGTGATCACCAGCAAGAAAGATGCTAACCGCAACGAATTGAAGGTCGCTGCACTTGCAGCAGGTCGTGATGCTCAGGCAGTCAGCAAAGCGAGCACGATGCGCCTTGCTTTCTGGGTTTCTTTTGGTGCTTCCGCTATCTGATTCCGCTTTTTCTTCATTAAAACCTCCTCTAGAAGCAGTATTGTTCCCATGAGTTATGTGCCAAAGATCAATGATTATGTAAGATGGAATAAGAATGGTATTATACATGAAGGATGGGTATACTTTGTTGATCATTTGTATATTACGATTGAGACAGGAGTGAAACCAAAACCAAATTGTGAGTATACCAGAGAGGAGAAACATAAGTACATTCATACTTTATTGTTGTGTTATCCTCATCAGTGGAAGGATCTTACTTATGTAAAGAGTCGAAAGAGTATCTATGAGACAGATTAAGAACTGTCCACCAACTGACTCATAGGGCATCTAAATGCCTTATAATACATTCATACACAAGAGACACCTCAATGAACATCAACGGATACGAAATCAAACCTGGTGCTAACCTTGAAGGTGTTGATCTAAGAGGTGCTAATCTTGAGAATGCTAACCTTGAGGGTGCTAATCTTAAGGGTGCTGACCTTGAGGGTGCTGACCTTTTTTGTTCTAACCTTAAGGGTGCTAATCTTAAGGGTGCTATTCTTGAGGGTGCTATTCTTGAGGGTGCTATTCTTAAGGGTGCTGATCTAAGTGGCGCTAATCTTTGGAATGCTAATCTTAAGGGTGCTGATCTAAGGTATACTAATCTAAGGTATACTAATCTTGAGGGTGCTGATCTAAGTGGTGCTAATCTTTGGAATGCTAATCTTGAGGGTGCTGATCTAAGGTATACTAATCTTGAGGGTGCTAATATAACAAATACCATTCTTGAGAAGAAAGATGATGACAAAGATCTTAGGATTAGAGTCAAAGAACTTGAGGAAGAGAATAAGAAACTCAAAGCAACACTCAAAGGACTTATAAACTCATGAACATCAACGGATACGAAATCAAACCTGGTGCTAATCTTAAGGGTGCTATTCTTGAGGGTGCTAACCTTAAGGGTGCTATTCTTAAGGATGCTAATCTTAAGAATGCTGATCTTGAGGGTGCTGATCTTGAGGGTGCTGATCTATGG